AGCTGTACAGCAGCCCTCTGAAGGTGGCCCAGCGCCCCAAGGCCAAGGCCCACAAGGTGTACAAGACTCCTCTGGTGGGGGTGGTTCACAGATTGGCATAGGTACTGCTCCAGCACCAGGAGAAGATGGGTTCAGTGGTAATGTCGCTTAAAAAACTAGTCAATGATAAAGCTATTTGGGATGCGCTTGTTGAGGAGTTTGATGAGCGTATCTCCACCGCACACAAAACACTAGAGAGTTTGACTGATACTTCTGAGATGTATAGATGTCAGGGTTACATCCGCTCTTTACGTAAATTGAAATACTTGAGGGATATAGTCAATGGCTGATACTAATATGGATGATCAAATGGAAGCAGTGTTTAAATCCTCTAGAGGTGAAGTAGACCCTGTGTCAGGTAATGAAGTACCTCTAGGTGCTAGACCTGAAGAGGTTCGGGATGATATCCCAGCTAACCTTAGCGAAGGTGAATATATTGTACCTGCTGACGTTCTACGTTATTATGGTGTTAGGTTCTTTGAAGATCTACGTAATGGAGCTAAGCAGGGCTGGCAAGAGCTAGACCAAGGTGGCCGTGTAGGTGGTGATCCTTCAGGTATGGAAATGGGTGGTGATGAACTACCTTTCGACATTAGTGAGTTACAGGTCATTGAAGGTGATGACTCTGAAGAGCAGCCACAGATGAATAAAGGTGGATACATTAGTGATTATGCTGATGGTGGTGTAGTAGACAGAGAGGCACTACAGGAAGAGTTTCCTGAAGCATTCACAACTGATGGCGCAGGTTCTGGTCAAGAGTATCGCGCTTACACCAATGCTGAAGGTATGACACTTTCTGTACGTTTTGTAGATGGTAAGCCTATGTCATCTATTCCTGCAGGCTATACTGCCTCTGGTGAAAGTGCTGCTGAAACTGCCGCACCTAGCAGAAGCCGTAAAAGACGTAAACCCGCTGCACAAGAACCTGTAGAACAAAAAGATTGGAATACTGCAGAGTTGTCAGACTTTGGTACATACCTTGACCAAAAAGATAGTTTGCTAGGTAAAGGTGTTACTGCACTAGCATCTTCTATGAACCCTCTTATAGGCTTAGCTATTGGTTATGCTGGTGATGCAGAAGATAGAAGAGTTATGGAGTCTCTGGATACTCGTATTTCTGCTATTACAGACCCTCTAGATCCAGAGTATAAAAAGCTTGTTGATATGAGGTCTAAACTAGATACTGCCATTAATAAAGACTCTATGAAAGATAAAGCTGTAAGAGCTAGTGGTGTATTTGGTGGTGGTAAGAGTATGAAAGATGGTCTCACAGATACTAGTGGAGATGGTAACGTAAGCTTTGCAGATACTTGGTTAGGCGATACACTAGGCTTTGATGGTGAAGCAGGTAATCAAGGTGCTAGCCTAAGTGATTCTATGGGCGGTGACAGAAGAAAGTTTACTCCTGCTAATACTATTTCAACCCCAGCAGATTCTATTGATGAGCCACCTACTGCAACAAGCGTAACTACTCCAAAGGTTACAACTACTACATTAACAACTACCGCAGAGCAAGACAGAGCAAAAAAGGCTGCAGATAAACTTAATAAACCACTAGCTACTGGTGGACGATAAGCTACCAAACAAAAACAATAATAAGGCTACCCAGCAATAGCGCTGGCCCCACATAAAGGACTACAGCATGTCAGAAGCACAGGCACAAACTAATTCAATGTCACACAATCGCAACCAAGCTCGTGTAGAACGAGATGAGGCTGAACTACAAGCCCTTCTAAAAGAGCAAGGCTCTGTAACTGAGGAAGACACAGATGATAGTGTACAGCAAGAAGCCCCAGAAACAACTGAGGAAGAAAGCGTTACTACCGAAGAAGTCAAAGCCTCAGAAGATCCTAAAGAAGAAGAAGAGCCTAAAGAAGAAGAGCTAGGTGCTGAAGAGAAAAGCTTTAAGAAGCGTTACTCTGACATTCGTAAGTACATGCAAGAGAAAGACACTGAGTATAAGCGTGAGATTGAAGATCTTAAAAACCGCCTAGAAAACTCATCACAAAACTCCCTTGAAGAGGTTACTACTAAAGAAGAGATTGAAGCTTGGGCTAAGCAGAACCCTAAAGCTAACGCTCTCATCCGTTCTTTAGCTGAAGAGCAGACTAATGAAAAGATGAAGGGATTAGAGGGTCGTGTCAAAGAAGTAGAGGCTATGCGTACTCAGGCTCGTAAAGAAAAAGCTGAAGCGCTGCTACTCTCTATGCACCCAGACTTCTCTAGTATTCGTAATGACGATGCATTCCATGAGTGGGCTAAGGAACAGCCTAGCTGGGCGCAGACGGCACTTTATGATGAGCCTGATGATATTAAATCTGTATCTCGTGTACTAGACCTATACAAGGTTGATAAGGGTATCAAGACTAAGAAGCCTAACCCAGACAAAGAGGCAGCTTCTTCTGTTAAGTCCCGTCGTAGTACCTTGGATACAAATGACTCCTCTAGATACCTCACTGAATCAGCGGTACATAAGATGAGTATTAAAGAATACGAGGAGCGCCAAGAAGAGATCATGGACGCCCAACGTAAAGGAAAGTTTATTTATGATATGTCTAAAAGATAGTTGACAAAACTCTATTCATAAGTAAAACTAAGGGCATACACATCTATAAAGTTTGTGTATGCTTTAACACTAAGCACAAACTCCCACATAAAGAACCACCTCATATTATAGGCCCAGCGCTAAACGGACGGCCATCCTGATAGCAACGCTGACTACCCTAATAAGAAGAGCCTCTTTCAGTGGATATGTAGTGTCTCCCCTCCAAGCCACATATATCTTTGAAAGGATTTCACAATGGCTATTACATCCGCATCTGGCGGCTTTAATGGTAACTGGTCCCCAGTTATCTACTCTAAGCAAGCCCAAATCGCACTGCGTCGTTCTGCTGTAACTAACGCAATCACAAACAACTCTTACTTTGGTGAGATTGCTAACCAAGGCGACACAGTACGCATCCAAAAAGAGCCAGACGTAACAGTCAACGCTCTTCAGCGTCACACTGCTATCACTGCTGAAAAGCTTGATGACACAGACTTCTCGCTGACCATCGACAAAGCTAACTACTTCGCATTCAAAATGGATGACATTGAAGAGCAGTTCGCAAACATTGACCACGCTTCTTTGGCTGCTGATCGTGCAGCATATAAGATGGCTGACGCAATGGATGCAGATTGCTTGTCCTACATGACAGGTCACACTGCTGCAGGCGAGTTCATCACATCTTCTAATGGCGATGCACAGCATCCAACATCCGGTTCCCTCAACGGCGAATCATTGAAAGCCAACCAACTCGACGCTATTGGTTTTGGTAACTTGACTATCTCTGGTACTGCTACTGTAGGCGATGCTATCCCGTTGGCTCCACGTTTGCCAGGTGCAACTGCCCTGTCAGCAGTAACTGTATCTCCATTGACTTTGCTTGCACGTATGGCTCGTAAGATGGACACACAGAATGTTGACGCTCGTGGACGTTTCGTGGTCTTGGACCCGGTATTCGTAGAGATGCTGAAAGACGAAGATTCACGTATGTTGAATGGTGACTTCGGTGGTGCTGGCTTGCAAAACGGTCTAGTGTTGAACAACATCCACGGCTTCCGTGTTTATGTGTCCAACTCTCTTCCAGCAAAAGGCACAGGCGCTGGTACTAGCGGTACAACTGCACAAAACGCTAACTATGGTGTTGTGTTGGCTGGTCAGGACGATGCGGTTGCATCTGCTGAGCAAATCAATAAGGTTGAGAACTACCGTGACCCAGACAGCTTTGCTGACATTGTTCGTGGTATGCATCTATATGGTCGCAAGATTCTGCGTCCAGAAGCATTGATCACTGCGCGTTACAACGCAGCTTAATCTAATCAACTTAGGGGCTGGCATAACGCTGGCCCCTTTGTGCCTTTCAACATAGAAGGACATCACAAGATGGCTATTACAACTGCAATGTGCAACAGCTTCAAGCAAGAGCTTCTTGGTGCTGTTCACGACCTAGATACAAACACTTTTAAAGTAGCTCTTATTAAACCGTCAAATTCGGGAACGTATGGCGCGGCTATTACTAACTACTCAGATCTTACAGGTAACACTGATGAAGCAGTAGGTACAAACTACACTGCAGGAGGCCAGATTCTTGGTAGTGCAACTATTAGCCTTTCAGGCTCTACTGCATTTGTAGACTTTGGCGACGAGGTTTTTGCTAACCTTACTATCTCTGCTGATGGTGCAATTATCTATAATGCTTCACAGGCTAATAAAGCTGTTGCAGTGTTTGATTTTGGTGGTACTATTACATCAACATCTGGGGATTTTACACTTGTATTCCCAACTGCAGATGCAACAAACGCTGTAATCCGCATCTCTTAATAACAACAACAGTAGGTACTGCATAATGGCATTTATCATTAAAGATCGTGTAAAAGAAGGTACTAGCTCTGTAGGTACAGGGGTAATAACTCTTAGTGGTTCTGTTGCTACTTTCACCCCTTTTAACTCTTTTATGACTAATGGTGATACTACTTATTATGCTATTGTGCATACCTCCTCTGGTGTAGATGAGTGGGAGGTAGGCTTAGGTACTTGGAACACAGGAAATACGCTTACACGTACAACCGTTCTTAGTGGTTCTAATGGTACGTCTGCAGTAAACTTTTCTACTGGTACTAAAGATGTCTTTATGACATATCCAGCTTCTAAGGCTGTAGCCTTGGATGCTTCAGTAAACTTGTCTATTCCCGGTAATCTATCTGTTACAGGTTCTGTTGATGGTGTTACTTCTATTGAAGTAGATACACATTTAGACTTTCAGACTACTACACAGAATAAACCTGCCCACCATGAGGGTCGTATCTTTTATGATGCGGCTTTTGGTGCTTTGGCTGTATACAATGATGAAGCTGACATTACCCTACAGGTAGGTCAAGAAGAGTATATCCGTGTAAAGAACAACACGGGTTCTACCATCTTAAACGGTGTACCTATCTATATAACAGGTGAAGAAAGCTCTACTCCTACTGTTGCTGTAGCCCGTGCAGATGGTACGTATAACCAGTCTCAGTCTGTTGGTATTGCTACACATGATATTGAGACCAACTCTATAGGCTACATTACTGTTCGTGGTCTTATTGCTGACGTAGACACATCTCACTTAACTGTAGGTGAGAAAGTACACGTTGCTATTGGTGCTTCTGGTGGGACACAGACTGCTTCACCAACATACCCTAACTACCCTACAGAAGTAGGTATTTGTCTTATTAGTGCCTCTTCTGGTGGTTGTATTTATGTATATACACAGACAGAGGCTTTTGAGTCTTTACGTGTTACAAACAACGCTCACTTTGACTCTGACGTAACCATTGCAGGTGATCTTACTATTCTTGGTAATCAGACCATTGCGTCTGCATCTAATGTATCTATTGCTAACGCATGGAATTACTTTAATAGCGGCGACACTATTGGTTCTTTGAATACAGCTTTTACAGGTTCAGGTCTTGACGATGCTTCCCTTACAGGACACTTCACAGGTACATCTACAACTAACTACTATGTACGTATTGATAGCGTAGGTGGTGGCACAGGAGGAGTTGATACTTTTGAATGGTCTACAGATAACTTCTCTACTTTTGTGGCTCAAGATGTAGACATTACAGGTACTGACCAACTAATACACTCTACAGATAATATTGCTATTAACTTCAACGCAACCACAGGACACACCCTTGGTGATGTTTGGACAGGTAGTGGTTCTCCTATAAATGTTGACACGGGTTTTGCGTCTAACAGAAACACTGGTACATCTGGTGTTGGTTACACTCACGTTGGTATTTACTATGATGTATCCACTAATAAGTGGACGGTCTTTGACGAATACAGCCCAGAGCCTGAAGGTACTATTAACGTAGGTCACTCCTCTTTCTCTTATGGCACTTTCAAGGCTGGTACTTTTGAAGGTAGCTTAACTGGTAATGTAACTGGAGATCTTACAGGTAACTCCGCAGGTCAACACAGCGGCGCTGTTGTAGGTAATGTTACAGGTAACGTAACTGGCACTTCTGGCTCTACAACTGGTAATGCAGCTACAGCTACAACACTAGCTACCGCACGTAATATTCAACTAACAGGTGACGTTACTGGTACTGCATCTTTTGATGGATCTAATAATGCTGTAATCACTGCTTCAGTACAAGATGATAGTCACTCTCATGTTATAACCAACGTAGATGGCCTTCAGACTGCTCTAGACAGCAAAACCCCTACATCACGTATTATTACAGCGGGTAATGGTTTAACTGGTGGTGGTAACTTAACAGCAAACCGCACCTTTACTGTTGGTGGTGGTACAGGTGTTACTGTTAACGCTAATGACATTGCTATTGGTCAAGACGTTGCAACTACAGCTAGCCCCACGTTTGCAGGTCTAACTACAACTGCTAATGTGTCCTTCGGCGACAACGACAAGGCCATCTTCGGCACTGGGTCTGACCTGCAGATTCACAGCGATGGTACGCATTCTTATATAACCGAATCAAATCCCAGTGGGAATTTTTATATAAGAGCAGAAAGTTTTAATGTAGGTAGACAAGCAAATGCAGAGTTGTATATTACCGCATTTCCAAATGCAGCAGTATCTCTTTACTACGACAACGCAGTAAAACTATACACCACCGCCACAGGTACTTCCATAACAGGTAACATCGCTGTAACTGGCACGGTAGACGGACGTGACGTAGCTGCCGATGGTACAAAGCTGAACACTATTGAAACAGGGGCAACTGCAGATCAGACAGCGGCTGAGATATTAGCTAAAGTAGCTTACCTTCCAGCAACAGACGACAGGGACATGAAGCCCAGCACGTCAGGCATAGGCAGTACCAAAAGAGGCATTAAATCTTTCTTTTCATCTTTAGGTGGAATGACTGGATCGGCTGACACTGATTACCAAGATGTCATTGTTCTCGATACATATTCTGATGCGACTGGTGGAAAGGCTAATGCCTTAGTTTTAGATAAATCCACGCATTTGATTAAACACTACCAAGCTGTGCAGACTGCAACAACTTGGGGGACTCCGAAAACACTAGCGTACACTGACCAGTATAGTGTTGGAGACGGAGAATTAACAGAGATTAACTTCACCTCTGCTGACCATACAAAGCTAAATGACATTGAAGCTGGCGCAACCGCTGACCAAACTGCTGACCAACTCTTGGCATCTATCAAAACTGTAGACGTAAATGGCACCGCAGGTGTTAACGCTGGTACTCTAGATGGCCTCGGCTCAGGGTCATTCCTGAGAAGTGATGCAGCGGATACTACGGTTAGTCAAATAACCATCTCAAATGCTAACCCCCAGATAAAGTTTAACGACACAAGCTCTGGCGCAGATGACTTTTGGGTACACGTTAACAGTAACAACTTCTATGTGCTTACTGACCGTGACGAAAGCGGCGCTCATGAAGGCCCTTTTCCCATGCAGCTAGAAGCTGATACAAACAAAGGTTATATCTTTGGGGGGGAAGTCTGGACATCGGCTAACTCCACAGCTTTCACTTCTGCTGACAATACTAAACTTGATGGCATCGAAACAGGAGCCACAGCAGATCAAACTGCTGCACAACTCCTGACAGCTATCAAAACTGTAGATGGCGCTGGCTCTGGATTAGATGCTGATTTGCTTGATGGTTTACACGCAAGTTCTTTCGCTACATCAGCACAAGGTACTCTAGCTACTAACGCTTTACCTAAGGCTGGTGGTACTATGACTGGTGGTATCAATTATAATGACTACTTCGAAACTTATTCTGCTGACTATTCGGTTAGTACAACCAATCGACAGGCACTGCTATGGAACGGTGCGACAATCCCAAATGGTGGTACTTATAGATTTACTGCTCACATTGCTACTACAGGTACAGATAATTCAGCAACAGCAGTATACTGGAATCAGGGCGGCACATGGAAACTGAATGTAACTTGTCAAAGTGGTACAAGCAGCAACAACCCTGAATTCATTATTGAGAATGGTGTACCCACCTTATCTCATGACCATGCCGCCAACTACACAGTGCATGTGTACGGCGAAAGAATGCAATTGAAAGAGGGGACTGGCACTGACAACTACAATATGTTTGGTGCTGATGGCTTCATGGGCAGTGTGGGTAATGTACTTAGGTACAACCCAGCAGGTAGTGGAACAACATACAGTACAGGAGACGTAGTATTTCACGAAGGCAATTCCACAGCTTTCACTTCTGCTGACAATGCTAAACTTGTCGGCATTGAAACAGGTGCCACAGCAGATCAGACATTTGACCAGCTACTGAGCAAGACCTCTGGCACAGGTGAGTATTCCACCAATGGCAACCTTACGTCTGGGCGGGGCAGTGGCGGCGTTGCCATGACTATCAATGATGGCTACGGCAACGCTAATCTTACATTTAACCACAAGCAAGGTATACCAGAACAGCTAGGCAACGGCGCACGCATTGTGGTCAACACAGATGCCACCTCTAACCCGAACATGAGCTTTCAAATGGGCAGTGCCACTACCGCTGGCGTGGCCTACGCTACTACTGAACGCATGAAGCTACAATCTACAGGTCTAACTGTTACAGGCACAGTCACAGCTACATCCTACGCTGGTGACGGCTCTAGTCTGACTGGTATTGCAGCGGGTGCAGGCGGTGGAGGTAACGATGAAATCTTCTGGGAAAACGGTCAGAACGTGACAACTAGTTACACAATCACAAACGGCAAGAACGCAATGAGTGCTGGTCCCATTACAATTAACTCAGGCGTAACCGTTACGGTAGGCGCTGGTGAAACATGGACGGTGATTTAAATGGCAACTATTAAACTACAAGGTAGTGCGGGTGGCGGTTCAGTAACACTGACTGCTCCTGTTACCGCAGCGAACAGAACCATTACGTTCCCTGACCAAGATGTTAATCTCGGTAATGTGGCTACTCTTGGGACTACTTACAGCACCCCCTCAAGGGCGGGTTCCAACACATCACACCAAAACACAGGGACAACCTTTAAGATTGTAATGATCGAAGCTGTGGGATACGCAGACCAATTGGATGTGTCCGCAGATGGCACTACGTGGTATCGAGTTTATTATTGGGGAGGAGGTAATGGTAACTACGAACGTGCTATGGCAACCCTAATCGTGCCACCGAGCCATTACTGGCGATTCTCTGGTTCTTCAGTCGTTAGCCTTGTGGAACTTAGTTAAATGAGCAAATACAGAGTAATCTTCGAAGACCCAGAGCAACCAGAGCAACCCGCAATGGTGCTTGTCCCCAGTGACAACTGGCTTGAAGAAGCCAAGGCGGGGCTACTGCCACCTATCTCCGTTTACTGGGCATTACAGGACGATGAGCAACAAGCCATCGCAGAGGGTCGCCACGACACCTTTAAACATGACCCAGAGAAACATGCGGCACAGTGGACTGCACCTCGTATTGACCCCCTCACAGAGGAAGAGGCCATTGAGTATCTCGTAATGAAGGACATCCCTCGTCACATCTGGTCTCAGGAATACAACCGACCGATGTTCAAGATTGTCAAAACAGAAGACGTGCCAAGTGACAGGCAGTTTCGCAATGCTTGGAGGATAGCAGCATGAGTACAATAAAGGTTGATAACCTACAGACTACAGGTGGTGCTGGTCTTTATCCTGCTAGGGTTTGGTTGACGTATAACGCTTCTGCCAGTTCGATTTTGGGCAGTGGAAACATGTCTTCTGTTACGGATAATGGCGTAGGCATATACACAGCCAACTTTTCCAACAGCCTTTCTGATAATACTTACAGTACGCAACAAACCGCTGACGGACCTGTTGCCTCACACCATGTTCATGGCTACATATCTGCTGGCGGGTCTACTTCCGGCACTTACTCTGCATCGGCGGTACAAATAGCTTACTTTAGGGATGAATACTCTGGAAATAGGGCCGACCCCCTAAAGTCCTGTTTGGTAGTGGTGCGATGATTAACTTTACACTTAACGGAGGCTAACATGACTACTATACTTAGAGGT